CTCTATTACGTCCATTAAATTTTTCAGTTTCTTTTCCATGAAGAAGTTAATCAACTTCGAGCGAGGAGAAGGTTTGATACTATCATATGTATCTATAATAGATTTTCTAATCTCTTCTGGAATACACCGAAGATCGATTAGGGTGTGATTTCTTGAGAAACCAGTATTTGCTACAGAATCATACTTTGATGGTTCTTCATTCAATAATTCTTCCAGTTTACCTTTAGTGATAGACTTTTGACGAATATCTCTAACGAAACAATCAGACGAAGACAAGATGTTTGGAATACCATCACCCTTATCACCGCGAATAATCTTCTCTTTAAGTTCCTGTGAAGGATTAACAGATTTGATAAATTTACGTTGAGTTGGATTGTATTGCTTTACATTGTTGTATTGTTGCAATTGCAAGAAGTCACCATCGCTCGAAAGAATAAGGACCTTTTCTGTTCCACAATGACGAGGAGCCAAGGTGCCAATAATATCATCAGCCTCTGCGCCATCAACATCGATAACCTTGTATGGAAAATTGTTCTTCAACTCTTCCTTTATTTTACCAAGGATTTCGAAGATAAGATGCCAATCCAGGTCGGACTTTTCGCGGGTCTTCTTACGGCCTGCCTTATAGAAAGGAAATACTTCCTTACGCCAATATCTGCGATTATCGCAGCACAGTATCACTTCACCATATTCGGCCTTGAATTGCTTAACGTGGCCACGAAGAATATTAAGAACTAAGTGTCGAACCAAATCTTCTTCGATTTTCAAACTTTTTTGATTTGCAATCTGCGCCATCAGGCCAGAAAGAATAACTTGGTTTAGATCAACTAGAATCATTTCTTACCTTATTTAACAACTCGGACAAGAATTGTATCACAGTTTATGCGTCCTGTCAACCTTTGCTCAACAGAATTTACAGTTGACAAGAATTTCTTAAGTGCTCCTTTAGGAGACTTTAAGAGACTTTGTAGGACAGGTTCGGGTTTACGCAAAGTCTTCTGTAAAGAAGAATCCTCATCGATGTTAATAATGGAGGTTGATTTGATATTCAATCCATCCGAATCTTTTGATAGAAGACATCCAAGTTTTCGTGTCTTTGTGTTGAATACCCACAACTGCGAAGCTCCGATAATATCACGAGGATTAATAGAAGCAATCTTATATTCATTATCTTCTTTTTTATAAGTAAGCTTCGAGATTATCTTCTCAATAGGTTTAGATTTAGTTTTCTTAGGTGCCCTAATTGCTTTAGAGACTTGTGAGATTTTTACGCAGTCGGAAACAATCTTATTCAAAAGATCGAGATATTGCTTCAATTGGACTTTGCCAAAGTTTGAATATCCCTCGACAAGTTGCTTATCTTTACCTTCTAGAACTTCAGTAATTTCAGCAATACGTTTTTGAAAGAAGTTGCTGATATATTTGGCGTGCATACCTTTGATTTCATTCTTTTGAAACCAGGCGTAAGGATCAAAGGCCTTATAGTTCTTAGAGAGATAACAATCATCCAGTTGACCTTCAATTTCTCCAAGAAACTCTTTTACTTTTTCTTGTACTCGTTCTTGAATATTGATAACCTTAGCAACAGGCTCAACAGACTCGACAACAACTTCTATTCTCTCTTGTTTCAGCAGATTTAGTTGATTATCAATATATTCAAGGTTCTTATCAGTGAACGGAGCACCTCGCAACTTCATTCGACATAGAAAGCCAAGATTACTGAATTCGTTTTCTGGAACCTTAGATACCGTTTCAATATCCGTCTTAGGAGACTTAAGGCTCTTCAAATATTCAATAGCAAACTTCTTACTCTCTTTACTATCAGAGTAATAGTTATACCAGTTTAGAGCAGCGGTGATTGAACCAAATGGCTCTTGCCAAGTTGGTTCATCACCAGACAATGCTTTTTGGAAATCTTTAACAGTTAATGGTCGCATCTTCAACAATCACGGCTTTTACAGAATCGACTCGGAAAGAACGCCATGCGTTATTTTCCAAATCCCATACGCATAGTGTATTAGGATTTTCTGCCCGTGGCAAGGACTCTTTAAGAGTTTGTTGTTTTTGTACTACATCTGGTAGATATTCTGGTAGGAGTGTGCATCGCATCTCCCGTTCCTCACCAGAGACTTTGGTGAACACTACAGTAGAAACGGAATTCTTCAAGAATTCCACCAACTCAATTTTCTGAAACATCATTTTCTCCCTTCATAATTAATTCTGCACTTTCCCGCATAGATTCAAAAGCATCATCCATAAAACTATCTGAAGTGGTGGTGGCTTTAGAAAGAATGCCAACAAAACCGTCAGCCAGCATTCGCCTAACATAATCTACAGGAGAAATTAAAATTGCTTTAAATCTTTCTGGTAAATTTGGTTGAGTATCCGACATAATGATAATATCATAAAGATCACCTAATGAAGATCCTGGCAATTTTTCACCAGGTACTTTGAAAGTGAACCCTGCAACCACCACGTTACCCTCTTCGTCATCAAAATAAAAATTCAGACCATCATAATCATTGGTCTCTAGTGTTTGCAATAATTCGTTCATTAAATGCCTTTATATGTGATTTTCTAACTCTCACCATAATCCAATTGTTATAATAATCATTAGATTCCAAAACACCTCTATCGAACTGCTCTTTCGCTTCAAGGTACCCGCATTCGCCCTTAGACGCACATAGATGAATTATCGTTCTTTCGAAGGACTCTTCTCCGTGTATTGTAACATCATTTTTGAGTTCTGTGTTGGATCCGTAGTAAGTTTGCCAATCCGAGAAGTTTTTTTGCCGTTTTCTTTTACCCTTTACGATTTTTGTTCGTATAGAGTAAAAGAACTTTTTGCCGACATATTGTTTTCCGGAAATTAGATTTTTTATTACGTAAACAAAACCATAGTTTTCACCAATTTCATTTTCAGTAAAATCGTTATTTTGATATTTCCAGTTTATTCCCATTCCTCATTCTCATCGAAGTCCTCATCTTCTATATATTCTTCTTTAGGATCTTCGATGCGTTCACCGCAAAAAGGACAAAAAGATGGAGTTTCATCGGAAACCATTTCTTGATGATAAAGCATCTGGAATTCAGATTCACAATTTTCACACTCTGCGGTTACCATTTTTTCTACCATTTGTAAACTCCTTTATTTTTATTATTAATTAGCCCAAACATCTGACCAATCTCCTGATAGGGCACCTTTAGCATAATCGGTTGCTCGGTTTTCGAAAAAGTTTGTGTGTGTTGGAGCATTAATCATCTCTTCCACCCAAGGTAGAGGATTTCTCTTAACCTTGAAGATACCTTTTAGTCCTAACGAAATAAGTCTACGATCAGTAATGTATCTAATATATTGCTTAACATCGGCCGCCGTCAAATTTTCCATTTCACCTAGATTAAAAGCTAAGTCAATAAATTGATCTTCAAGCTGAACCATTCTTTCCGCAATTGTATATATCTTACCTTTAAGATCATCAGTCCAAATTTCACGATTTTCTTCAATGTATGTCCTGAACAATTTAATCATAGACTCACAATGTTGAGTTTCATCAACAATCGACCATGTGACAATCTGACCCATTCCACGCATCTTTCCATTTCGGGGAAAGTTCAAGAGCATGATGAAGGATGAGAATAGTTGCATACCTTCGGTGAATGCCGAGAACACAGCAATATGTGTTGCAGTATTTTCTTTTGTTGTATTCTTAGCAGAAATATCCATTAGATATTCGTGCTTCTCCCTCATCTCCGCATATTCTAAGAATTCGTTATACGTGGTTTCTGGAAGACCCAAAGTTTCAATTAAGTGAGAATAAGCAGCAACATGCAATGCTTCTCTTGCGGCGAAACCCATCAACATCATACGAATTTCAGGTTGAGGGAAATACGGCAAATAATTTCTAACATAACCACCAGCAACGTCAATATCTCCTTGCGTGAAGAATCTGAAAATGTGAGTCAGAAATTGTTGTTCATTTGGAGTTAGTCGCTTTTTCCAATCTTTTACGTCCTCCAACATTGGCACCTCAGTATGAAGCCAATGAGATTGTTCATGTTTCAGCCAAGCGTCATACGCCCACGGATAATTGAAAGGCTTAAAGTGTTGACGTTCTGTTGTTAAACTATTACTATTTTTAATATTAGACATTATTTGCACCAACTTTGTTTAGCTTCACCATAATATTCTCTGGCAAAACCTTCGGAAATTAACATTGTACGTAGACTTTTTCCGTCAAGTAAAATATCGCCCAATACTCGGCCACCATACTTGTCCCAATCCATTAATACAACTTGCCGTTTGGATGCAGCATTGATGTTTTTCTTAGTGAAAGCTGTAGCCGCTTGTCCCCTTTCATCTTCCGAAGGACAAGCCGCCCTAAATCCTTTTTCCGGCGTATCAACTCCGAAAACGCGAATTGATAACTCCTTTTTCAGTGGGTCGGGTAAAAAGTTAGCTTGAAATGCGACAGTATCTCCATCAATTACTCTAGTGATAATTGCGTCATATGCAACACCTTCTTTTTGCTTTTGAGCAAATGTTGTTGTTGTCAATAAAGACAACGCTAAGATTGTTAATACTTTTTTCATTTTTCTTCTTTCTCATACATGAATGTGTCCGTATCACCTAGTGACCATTTAGCTTCGGTTTCAACAGACCATCTTTTGGTTGATACTTTAAAATCAGGATATTTTAATTCCCTAGGATTACTTGATGGTTCAAGTATAAGCATCCTATTATTTGGTTGACATGCAAATTGTCCATTATCGCATTTAATGAAGTTATAAGATTTATGATCTTCAACATCTTCTGAGAATCCAGTGTCGATTGTATTGAAGTCTGGATGAGCAGAATCTACTGTAAACATATATTCACCGTACATCCAATCACCATTCTTTAATTTGAATTTACATTTCATCGATTGTAGTTGCGCCTTCTTCAATACTGTAATGTCATAACTTAAACAGTCCCATAGTTGCAAGTAGTCAAGTGGCAATGGCGTACCTTCGATTGGCTTCCAGCAGTATGCGCTGATGGGAAGTTTATCATATAATGCGCCGTATTCGTTCAGATACGATTCAATACGAAAAGCTTGACCACGCAACGACTTGATGCTAATCCACCAACACGGTTCTAAGTAACCGAAGCCACGTTCAAAATCATATAGAAATTCTTTACGAACAAAACATTTTACTGCAGGTAGGTTTGCTACGATATGTGCCATTTTTATCCTTCACATGCAATGCAATCATTGCCTTGTGCAATTTGTGTTAAGTCCAATTCTTTGATAATGCTTCTTTCCACTTTCTTGGAAACCTTATCGGCTTTACCAATCTTTTCCGAACGGCAATAATATAGGGTTTTCAATCCTTTTTTCCATGCCATGAAATGAATAGCATGTATATATTTGATATGGCTATCGGGTCTAAAGAATAGATTCAAAGATTGTGCTTGGTCGATATATTGTTGTCTATCAGCGGCAAGATCAATGACCCAACGTTGGTCAATTTCCATAGAAGTTTTGAATACAGACTTCTGGATATCATCTAAAATAGCAAGGTGTTGTACGGAACCATCATTGGCAATGATACTCGACCAAACATCATTATATTCTAGTTCATCTCTAGTCAATTCTCTAATAATCAAATCCAACCAACGATTCTTGTTCAAGAAAGAGCCCGATAGAGTATCTTGCCTATAAGCATTGGCACGATAAGGTTCAATAGAAGGAGAAGTATTCCCCATGATAATGGAAGAAGAAGCATTGGGAGCAATAGCCATAAGATGACTAAAGCGGAAACCAGTACCCTCTGCATCAGGAGCTTCACCCCTTTCAGATCCAAGTCTAATATTTGCTGCATCTAGACCCTCTCTAATATTCTTGAATATTTGTCTATTTGTCACCTTCGACATTACTCCTTCGAACGCAATATTATTACGTTGTAGATAAGCATGGAAACCCAAAGCACCGATACCAATACTACGCTCACGACTGGCAGAATACCTTGCACGTTCAATGGTGGAAGGTGCATTATCGATAAAATACTGAAGAACATTATCAAGCATTTCAGCAACATCAAGCAAGAAAGTGGGATGGTCTTTCCATTCATCATAATTCTCCAAATTCAAAGACGATAAGCAGCAAACCGCTGTTCGCTTTTCATTTGTAGGTAGAATGATTTCAGAACAAAGATTTGATTGATTAATCCTCAAGCCTTTATCTTTTAGCCATTGTGGCATAACAGCATTACTAGTATCAATGAAGTGTAGATATGGTTCTCCAGTATGCATACGCAACTCAAGAATCATTTGCCACAGATGCTTGGCTGATACAGTTTCGCGCACAATTCCGCTATGTGGATCAGTAAGATTCCAAGAATCATTCGCTTCCGGATCCAACATACACTTCTCGATGATATTCATAAAATCATCGGTGATGTTAATCCCGTGATGCAAATTCTGGCAACGAACATTAGGATCACCTGTTGGCTTCCGCATTTCTAGGAACGAAATAATATCAGGGTGAGATATATCAAGATATGCAGCATAACTACCACGGCGAGTCCGACCTTGTCGATAGGCGAGAGATGATGCATCATACATTTTAAGGTGCGGCAATACTCCAGTAGACTTATCATCCGTAGAGCGAATACCGAAACCAATACCGACGCCGCCACCCAACATCGATAGCCAATTTGTTTCAGATAGGTTATCAACTAATCCCTCCGCAGTATCTTCAATGAAATTGAGAAAGCAAGAAATAGGAAGACCACGTTTAGAGCGGCCAAAAGAAAGAATGGGAGTAGAATAGCTAAGCCAATGCTTGCTACTGTAATCGTAAAGGCGCTGAGAATGATCTCTATTGCTGCCAAAAACCGAGCTAACATATGCAAACCTTTCCTGCGGACTAGTTTCCGTATCTTTCATATACGATTCTTTTAGTCTCTTGATGCCTAAGTCATCGAATAGATTATCTCTATCCAAATCAATATTAATACCCATATATTCCATAGTTTTACTCATTTTCATTTTCTAGAATTAATTTGATATTGGGAGGTGTCCATCCTTCAGGCTTTAGCACTTTACCGTCTTCACGCTTCAATACTTTACCACTGGGTGAGATTTTACTTAGGTTACTACGGGACACTTCATTCCATACTTCTTGTTGGGGGAGTTCTAGAGTATTTTCAAGACCTTCGATTACCCATTTCAAATCTGCACAAGCATCTGCGATTTCCACAATGTCTTGATTCTTATATGCAAGCATCAATTCTTCAAATTCTTCTCGAACCAATTTAAGATACAGATCACTCTGTCCACAAAACCCCTTGGAGGTTTGATCGCAAGCCTCCATAAAAACTGCAACATCATTAAAACTATTCATTAATACACTCCATACACATTTAGATTTGTCTTTTTTATTTTTGTACCGTCGCAATAAACATTAAATCATTATATTGTCCTTTAGTTTCCCTAAAATCAAGTAGTTCATATTTGTAATCAGGGAAAAGAGATAATGCCTTTTCATGGATTAACTTTTGGTTTTCCGTATTTGCTATATCTTCGATAATCAAAAGTCCACCAGATTTAACTTTACGCAAGTATAATTCTATACACTTCAATTGAGAATCTAAAGAGTGTGGTCCATCATCAATAATGATATCACATTCCTT